AGTTATATAAACCTGTGGTTTGATTGATATCAATAGGCGTTCTAAAATTCACTAGTATGTCCACTTGCCCATTCTGCCAATTTACAGTTTGATCTTTGTTTAAGTTTTGCTTGGTAGTGGGAGCGCTGGTATAATTGCCCAGCCCGCTCTGCACTAAGAAATACGGATCTCCCACAATGTCCATGTTAAGCTCCATTTGTTCCAAGCCTCTAGTAATCGCTTCATGGAAAGCTCTGGCTGCTCTGGTACTTTCATTGTCGGTACTACCGCCTAAGAAATCTGTATCAAAAAATGTTTTGGTATAGTTCAAGGAACTAGGAGTAGATTTTGGATCAGGTTTGGCTCCTGGAGCTATGTTTTGCTCAGGAGCGGACGCCTTAGGCGGACTAGATTCACCCTTCTGATTGTTGACTACTTTGTCTTTACTGCGTCTTGAATTGTCGGCTGCCATGTACTGAGCAAATGCGGTGGAAAACTGTATATCAAATCTTAGCACTTCTGTGTTTTTGCCTGTATAGATGTAGTTGTAGACTTTACACACTTCGCCTGCTAGTTTTTTTATGTCAGGCGGAGCTGTGTTAGGCGCCATAGGAGCTGATGATACGTTCACAGAATAAGGAACAACTCTGTACACAAACAGTTTGGGCTTTTGACCAGTTGAATTCATGTTCTCTGTAGTGCTTTTGTTGAATACCTGCATGTCTATGTTGAACCACTTGCGCTGACCTTTTTCAATGGCAGAATCTTTAAATGCACTGTCCACATATCCACTACCTATCACTATCTGTGTTATAGCGTTGAATATATCAGTGTCTTGTTTGAATTTAAAGGATCCCTCTTTGGGGTCAATGGTGACTACACTTTGATCCCAAGTTTTGGTCACTGCGTTGTATACCTTGCCTTCATCCTTGGTGGCAGAATCACTTTTGAACACTTCGCTAAATGTCATTTGTGCGGCGCCCAGTTCATTCACATCAGATGCTTTCTGAACCAGCAGTTTGGTAACATCGCTTCTAGATGCACCTATGCTTTCTTCAATGGCCTTGTTGCCGTCGGTGGCGGGATTGGTAGTGGCTGTGGCTTTGTTCTCTACTGTGGTATTTTTTGGAGTTTCTCCAGTTGCCATCTTTTCTGTCTTGGGGAATAGAATAACAATTTCATCTGCTACCTTTACTGTGCCTTGTTTGACCAAATCCTGGAAACGTTTGTTTACCACTGTTTGCAAACTGTTGGGACCTGCCTGTAAAATTTCTTGCACTGTTTTGCCACTCACAGTATGATCATTTTTCAACTGAGCATAGTTTGATTTGGCTGCTTGCCCTGCCCAATTGTAAGCAGTGCATCTGTAGATACTGCCTTGAGACGACACATTGAAATTGATGTCTGCAAATCTGAATGGGATATATCTAGTGGTATTGGGAACAGTGGCCATTGAACCGTTTTCTTTTATGCCTTTGAACTCTATCGTTAAAAGAAATGGTGCTTCTGTATAGGCAGGGTGGCCATTTTTGTCTGCGGCAGCTTGGACGCTTTCAAGAAACAATCCCATGCTGTACGGTTCCATGATGTCAAAAGATATAGTGGATATCATGTTGTTCTTGCCGTGACGCTGACCAATGGTGTTTGTGATTTCTAAATTGTCTATGAAAAAATCAAATCTGCCGTAGGCTGTTTTGACTCTGTTCTTGGGATTCATGTTTGCAGTCTTGGCAATTATGTCGCCTACCTTGCCTTTCATGTATGTTTTGTCTGGAAAATTTAGGTAACTATCCGGTATGCAACTGAGAGATATCACATAGGTGTAACTGGCATATGCGGCTAGTGGATTAGGGAACGGCAATTTGATTGCAGGGCTGCCTTGAAACAAGTTGCCCACTGAACTGGTCAATCCAGCTACTGATCCGGTAACACCAATGGCGTTGCCCACGCTATCTAATATTGACATGTTAAATTCCTAGCACTGTGGTCAAACTACTCTTTTTAGGAATATAGATTTTCTTTCCTGGCACAAAATCAAAAATTGGATCTTGCAACACATTTAAATTTCTTTGTATAAACACCCACCACAGACCTGCATCTTCATAAAGGTCGAACGCCAACAGATCCGGTCTGTGAGTGTATTGCGCTTCAATGGTATAGAGAAAATCATCAGCTTCAGCACTGACTGGACGTATTTGCATGATGTCCAAATAGTTTTCTGTAATGGGTGTGAGATAATAAGGACTATTGTTGTTGTATATAGCTGTCATTATAGGTATCCAAATGAATTGTTTAAATAGCCGCCTGTGACAAATTTATCAAGACTGAATTTGCGAGCACTGTTTCTGCTGTAGATAGGTTGTAGAGTAACTGAGAACTCACTCTTGAGAGGCACATATGCTCTGCCGCCCGGTGTTGATCCACCAAGACCAAATTGTCCTGCCAGTCCTGCCACACTGCCTACTACACCCGACACTTCACTGATTGAACCAGCAACATCACTTAGCCCAGGAATGGCGCTGCCTAATGTGTCTGCCAACCCGCCCACGCTGTCTGCTATACCTTCAATGGCTCCGGCCGCTGATCCTACAACGTCCACACCAATATAATCACAGTCTTTGGGCAGATTCATCTGGAAGGTGGTCACTACCACAGGAATATTTTTAAACACATATTGACCATAGCCATTTAGAAATACTATAGGAGGAGGATTGCCAGCCTTTGGATCAGATCCCGCAAACATTTTGGTAAGACTTCTTAAATAATGCACCGCGGCAATCCAGTACAGCGCCTGTGTTTGGTCTTCCACATTCATTGGTGCTTGAATATTTATTGTGCCCGGTTCGCTGTTCTTGAATGTGGGGAAATTGTAATTGGTTTGTGTTATAGGCATGCTGTCATACTTGGCACTTGCACTCACCGTTACAGTAGGGGTATAGGGAAATATTAAACCGCCAGCATCCTTGAGCGGTTTCAAAACTGGACTGTGTTTAAAGGCTGACCAATTTGCAATGTTGAGTCTCACTCGCCAATCATTTTCATTTGAACCATCACCACCGAAACTGGCTATGGCTCCTTCGAGATCCCCTAGAGCTTCTCCCGCAGTGGGCAAGCTGAGAGATCTCAAAGCACCTATAGCATTGGTTGCACTGCCCAGTGCGCCTGCCAAACGATTCACAGTGCCCGCCGCAGTTTGCACTGCACTCACCGCACCAGCAGTGGCATTTATCGTTGAACGTAGTCCTTGTCCAATTGGTCTATTGGCCATAATTTATCCCTCTTTGGCAAGTATTTATTTGACTTTATTAACCGCGTAGTTTATAATTTACAAAATAGGACTGACACGATGACAACAAAAATAAACTATCTTAACAACAAAGATATACTTTTAGAAATACACAGATCCAAAAATACCTACTGTAGCTTTGCCAACGCTGATTATCATCAATACGATATTATCCTGCCCAATCTAGACAAAATAAACATTAGAACCATAGCAGAAGCCAAGCGCAACAAGGCAAAACGGCTGGGTGATCAGGAGTATGCAAGAAGAAAGGTGGCTGGTGAAAAGGTCAAAATCGCAGATTGCGAAGTAGACTACAAGAAAATTACCAAACAGGAATTGATTTTTAGAGTCATGAGCTTTGATCATATACCATTGAATGCCACTCGCAAAAAGAATCCCAAGACTCTAGCTGATCATAGAGACAAAGTGAACTTTCCGCCATTCCAACACTGGAAATACAATGATGCAGATGAACTGGAATGTGTGGGCAAGAGCCACTGGAAAGGTGCCTTGGACAAGGGCAAGTTTAGCAAAGAGCACGGACAGATCACGCCCACCTTGGCTCGCATGATGATCAAGCTGTGCGAACGCTATGCTACACGTGGCAATGTGCGTGGTTACACATACAATGACGAAATGAAGGGTCAGGCTATTTTGCAGTTAACACAGATTGGTTTACAATTTGACGAAAGCAAAAGTGACAATCCGTTTGCCTACTTTACTGCCGCTGTTACCAACAGTTTTGTTCGCGTTATCAATATTGAAAAACGAAATCAAAACATACGTGACGACATACTGGAAATAAACGGCATGAATCCTAGCTATTCAAGAACCGGCGCTGGCGAACACGAAGCGGCATTGAAACGTCATAATGAGGACACACCAAGTGAGTAAAAGCAACTATCTAAGCGTTGTGGAATCAGCCACGCACAAAGTGGTCATCAACAAGATGTTTTTCAATGCTCCTGCCATGAACTCATGGATAAAAGAAAACAACATCCTGGACAAGTATCCAAAACCTACATACTATATCGTTAAGGAATGTTATTGATGAATTTGTTCAAGAAAATTGCGTGTTTCACGGACATACACTTTGGATTGAAATCCAACAGCTCAGTACATAACCAGGACTGTGAAGATTTTGTAGACTGGTACATTGCCAAGGCCAAGGAAGAAGGGTGTGATACAGGTATCTTTATGGGCGATTGGCACCACAATCGAAACAGCCTTAACATTACCACAATGGACTATAGCCTTAGAGCATTGGAAAAGCTGGGCCAGGCATTTGAACAGTTCTATTTCTTTCCGGGAAATCATGACTTGTATTACAAAGACAAGCGAGACATACACAGTGTAGAGTTTGGCAAGTACATACCAGGTGTCACCGTAGTGCATGAGCCTACCACTATTGGTGATGTTACCTTGTGTCCATGGCTTGTGGGTGATGAATGGCGTACCATAAACAAGAAAGGTGGCAAATACTGCTTTGGTCACTTTGAATTGCCCAAGTTTTTCATGAATGCCATGGTGCAGATGCCGGATCACGGTGAACTGCAAGTGGATGCGTTCAAGGGATTTGAACTGGGCTTTAGCGGCCACTTCCACAAGCGTCAGCAGAATGAAAACATGATTTACATCGGCAATGCTTTTCCCCACAACTACTCGGATGCATGGGATGACGAACGCGGCATGATGATCTTGGAATGGGGTAGCACTCCCACATATCACACGTGGCCAGGACAGCCTACGTTCAGAACTGTAACTCTAAGCCGATTGATTGATGAAGCTGACAAAATCATACTGCCAAAACAGCATCTAAGAGTAACACTCGACATTGATATCACCTATGAAGAAGCCAGTTTCATCAAAGAAAAATTCATAGCAGATTACAACATACGTGAACTTACCTTGATTGCAGAGAAAAAAGCAGTTGAGATCAACAATGACATTGACATTCACGCATTTGAATCAGTGGATCAAATTGTGTCAAATCAACTTGTTAGTATCGAAAGTGACACGTATAATAAGAACACACTACTGGCCATTTATAACAATCTATGACCATAAACATAAAAGAATTAACAGTAAAAAACTTCATGAGCGTGGGTAATCAGACCCAAGCTGTAAACTTTGCCAAAGAATCGTTGACTCTTGTACTAGGTGAAAATCTAGATCAAGGTGGCGATGACAGCGGAAGTCGCAATGGTACGGGTAAAACCACCATTGTAAATGCTCTCACATTCGCGCTGTTTGGTGTTGCCCTTACCAACATCAAACGAGATAACTTGGTAAACAAGATCAACAACAAGGGCATGCTAGTCACTTTAAGTTTTGAAAAGGACGGCATTAATTATCGCATCGAACGTGGACGCAAGCCCAACATATTGAAGTTTTATGTGAACGACCAAGAGCAAGAAAGTGAAGAAACAGATGATGCTCAAGGAGACATGCGTGAAACTCAGCGAGATCTAGATGAATTGCTTGGCATGAGCCATGACATGTTCAAGCACATTGTGGCATTGAACACGTACACAGAGCCGTTCCTCAGCATGAAAGCTAACGATCAAAGAGAGATCATTGAACAACTGCTGGGTATTACTCTGCTGAGTGAAAAGGCCGAAACGTTGAAAGAACAGATCAAGCAGACTAAAGATGCTATAACTCAAGAAACTGCCAACATAGAAGCTGTGCGCAAGAGCAATGAGAACATACAAAAGAGCATTGACAGCTTATTGACCAGACAGAGTGCATGGAAATCACAACAAGAAGACGATCTTGAAAAGATTGGCAGAGCTATTGTGGAGCTGGAAGGCGTAGATATTGAGGCCGAGCTTGCGAAGCATGCGGAGCTCAAGCAATTCGAAGAGAAGGCAGCGAAGCTGAAAAGCCTAAATAAGGAACGTGCTACTTTAGATAGCGCGATAGCGCAAGCAGAGCGAAGCGTCACAAAGTATGATCGCGAGCTGGGCCTGTTGGCTAACAAAACCTGTCATGCATGCGAACAACAACTGCATGATCACAAGCATGAGAGCATGACCAGTCAAGCACAGGGTCACCTTGACGAAGCCAGAAAATATTATGCCAAGGTAGAACAGGATCTCGCAAAAATACAGCACGAAATTTTCACTATGGGCGAAGCCAATCAACGGCCTAATACCTACTACGACACCGTGGAACAGGCATTGAAACATCAGAACAATCTCAAAACTCTAGAAACCAACCTCACAATCAAAGCGGGGGAGCATGATCCCTACGGTGAGCAGATCGACGAACTGCGCCATACTGCACTGCAAGCCGTCACTTGGGATCAGGTCAACGAGCTAAACAGTCTTAAAGAGCATCAAGAGTTCCTGCTCAAGCTGTTGACCAACAAGGATTCTTTTATTCGCAAAAAGATCATAGATCAAAATCTAGCCTACTTGAACAATCGATTGACCTATTACTTGGATAAGATGGGCTTGCCACACTCTGTACTATTCCAAAACGATCTGACTGTTCTGATTACACAGCTGGGGCAAGACCTGGACTTTGATAATCTCAGCAGGGGAGAGCGTAATAGACTTATCCTTGGCCTATCGTGGGCGTTCCGTGACGTGTGGGAAAGCCTATATCAAAGTATTAATCTACTATTTGTGGATGAACTTATTGACAACGGGCTTGATGCATCAGGTGTGGAAGGTGCTCTAGCGGTACTTAAGAAGATGAGCCGTGAACGCAAGAAGAATATTTTCTTGATATCACATCGAGATGAGCTTATGGGCCGTGTGAACAATGTGCTCAAGGTTATTAAAGAAAACGGCTTTACCAGCTATGCCAACGACTTGGAGATCGTGGACTGATGCAAGTAGACGAACAACTGCACGAGGAGATCATGCAGGCCTTTAGAGAATACTTCAAGGCCAATCAAAGACTGGTCAATGAAGGTACCAAACGTGCCTGCATGGACACAAGATTCTGGTTGCATCGCATACGAGAACTGGGTCTAGAGCGTAGGCGGCATCTCATGGAGTGGCGCAAGTGGAAAGATCAGGACTGGGACAAGAAGAAATCAGCTCGTCGTCAGGCAAGGGAGAATAAACATGTTGATGACTAAACAAGATATTAGTGTTGACACACTTTATGTCAACGGCTGTTCATGGACCTACGGCAGTGAGCTGGTAGATCCCAGTGTAGTGCCAACTGGCAGTCACTTTCAACCTGCGCACGATATTTGGAGACAAGATCATGCATGGCCTGGACTGCTGGCCAACACACTTGATTTAGGCCTTACCAACGGCAGCATATGCGGCGGAAGTAACCAAAGAATTCTACGCACTAGTCTGCAGGATCTAGCTAGACTACGCAACCAAGGTTACAAGCCCATGGCAGTGATCGCTTGGAGCGAAATAGGTCGCTTTGAACTCAACAACGGCACCGTGTGGGAACAGTTTATCAGTCCCAACGATAGCAATCGCTTGCCCTGCATTGAAGAGCTGATGGGCAAGTGGTGGCATGATCCTGCCCTGATTGAAAATTGGTGTGTGCAGGCCGTGAGTCTTGCCAGTGCATGCCATCAGATGAATGTACCGTTGTTTATGACCTTTGCTTTCGATCGTACACGATACGTGTTCAGCGACATGATGCGGCATCGTAGATGTGCAGATCTCTTGAGTTTGATTAGAGAACAAGTACAACCAGAACAACAATGTTTGAACACCAGTATGCAGGATGTTCTACTATCCCTATTTGATGACAAAGTCAAGTATGGGCCTGGCGGACATCCACTAGAATACGGGCATGAAATTCTGGCCCAGTGGTACAGACGAGAAATATATTCAAGATTCACATTCATAACTTAAAGGCCCAAACACATGATAACTACTAGGCAATGCAATGGCTCTATCAAAACACTCCCGTGGACGAACTACCAGAAGACTGCGTGGGCTTTGTCTATTTGATTACTAATACTACCACAGATAGAAAATACATAGGCAAAAAGCTGGCCAAGTTCAAGAAAACAGCCACTAGAGTGGTCAAACTCAAGAACGGCACCAAGAAAAAAAAGAAAATTCGAAGCAAGGTTGATTCAGATTGGCGAGACTATTATGGTTCGTCACCGGAGTTGACCAAGGATGTGATACTGTTAGGCACGGACATGTTCCGCAGAGAAATACTTTACTATTGCAAATCCCGATCAGAATGCTCATACATAGAGGCTAGAGAACAATTCAGTCGCAGAGTGTTAGAAAGCGACGACTACTATAACGGACACATACAGGTCCGTGTGCATGGTTCTCACATCAAAGGCAAACCCCTAAACGGTTAATAGCTAGCGCAGGCCAACATCGTGCGCCCTAGACCTGGATCTCGGATCACAGGGATGGAATTCTCTCGCCGTTAAGAGTACTCAACCACTGCCCGCAAGGATGAAGACAGCAAAATGCCGCTGTTTGGTTGTTTGAAAAGATTAAAAAGGCCTAAAGAGGGAGAAATACCCACGTTTGCTTGCATGTTAGCGTATGCTAGTAGACCGCCGTTGTATAAAGACTCAGCTCGTGGTACCGGACAACCGCCACTGTAATGCTGTAACGCTAGGTGAACTGTGCAACTCAGATAATGTTCATGTCTTTGCCCTGCCTGGGCAAAGTGTGACTGAACAATCTAGATAATGCTTAAACTGCTTCGCAGTTATCAGTTGTTTCAT